AGCTAAGTTTGGGCTGAAAGGAGCAAGTGTATGACGGGCAAAGAGGCAATTATTCATTACCTGGGGACGCATAATAGCTTCTGTGCGCCGGACGTTGCCGCGTTAACAGGCGCAACAGTAACCAGCATAAATCAGGCCGCGGCTAAAATGGCACGGGCAGGTCTTCTGGTTATCGAAGGTAAGGTCTGGCGAACGGTGTATTACCGGTTCGCTACTAGGGAAGAACGGGAAGGAAAGATGAGCACGAACCTGATTTTTAAGGAGTGTCGCCAGAGTGCCGCGATGAAACGGGTATTGGCGGTATATGGAGTTAAAAGATGACCATCTACATCACTGAGCTAATAACAGGCCTGCTGGTAATCGCAGGCCTTTTTATTTGGGGGAGAGGGAAGTCATGAAAAAACTAACCTTTGAAATTCGATCTCCAGCACATCAGCAAAACGCTATTCACGCAGTACAGCAAATCCTTCCAGACCCAACCAAACCAATCGTAGTAACCATTCAGGAACGCAACCGCAGCTTAGACCAAAACAGGAAGCTATGGGCCTGCTTAGGTGACGTCTCTCGTCAGGTTGAATGGCATGGTCGCTGGCTGGATGCAGAAAGCTGGAAGTGTGTGTTTACCGCAGCATTAAAGCAGCAGGATGTTGTTCCTAACCTTGCCGGGAATGGCTTTGTGGTAATAGGCCAGCCAACCAGCAGGATGCGTGTAAGCGAATTTGCGGAGCTATTAGAGCTTATACAGGCATTCGGTACAGAGCGTGGCGTTAAGTGGTCAGACGAAGCGCGACTGGCTCTCGAATGGAAAGCGCGATGGGGAGATCGGGCTGCATGACTATCAAATCAAATACGCCAGCACACGACAAGGACTGCTGGCAAACGCCGCTTTGGCTTTTTGATGCACTGGATATTGAGTTTGGATTCTGGCTGGATTCGGCAGCGAGCGACAAAAACGCTCTGTGCGCTCACTGGCTAACTGAGGCTGACGACGCGCTAAATTCTGAGTGGATAAGCCACGGTGCAATCTGGAATAACCCACCGTACAGCAATATCAGGCCGTGGGTGGAAAAAGCCGCTGAGCAGTGCATACAACAGCGACAGACGGTAGTGATGCTTGTGCCAGAGGATATGTCTGTCGGATGGTTCAGCAAGGCTCTGGAGAGTGTTGACGAAGTTCGTATTATCACTGATGGACGGATTAATTTTATCGAACCATCGACAGGGCTGGAGAAGAAGGGAAACAGCAAAGGCTCCATGCTGCTGATTTGGCGACCGTTCATTAGTCCTCGACGGATGTTTACTATCGTATCCAAAGCGGCATTGATGGCGATCGGGCAGGGCGTCAGGAGGGCGACATGAGGCGACAACGACGAAGTTTCACCGACATCATCTGCGAAAACTGCAAATACCTTCCAACGAAACGCTCCAGAAATAAACGCAAGCCAATCCCAAAAGAATCTGACGTAAAAACCTTCAACTACACGGCTCACCTGTGGGATATCCGGTGGCTAAGACATCGTGCGAGGAATACAAGGTGATTGACCCAAATCGAAGTTACGAACAAGAAAGCGTCGAGCGGGCTTTAACGTGCGCTAATTGCGGTCAGAAGCTGCATGTGCTGGAAGTTCACGTGTGTGAGCACTGCTGTGCAGAGCTGATGAGCGATTCGAATAGCTCGATGCACGAGGAAGAAGATGATGGCTAAACTGTCAACGACGGATGAAAAGTGATCCACTTATATCTCCACCAACGGCCCAATATTGATCCACCGTTTTACTCAGGATTAGCTTCTGCTATAACCCCGGCCTTTCGTTTCTGTCTGAGTCGATAGCTTTCTCCTTTGATTTGAACGACATGTGAGTGGTGTAAGATACGGTCCAGCATCGCTGAGGTCAGTGCTGCATCACCGGCGAACGTTTGATCCCACTGCCCGAACGGCAGATTGGATGTCAGGATCATTGCGCTCTTTTCGTAACGTTTAGCGATGACCTGGAAGAACAGCTTTGCTTCTTCCTGACTGAACGGCAGATAGCCTATTTCATCAATGATGAGCAGGCGGGGGGCCATTACTCCACGCTGAAGCGTCGTTTTATAACGGCCCTGACGTTGTGCCGTAGATAACTGAAGTAACAGATCTGCTGCTGTTGTGAAGCGAACTTTGATACCTGCACGGACTGCTTCATAGCCCATCGCTATTGCCAGATGGGTTTTCCCCACACCTGATGGCCCCAGTAACACGATATTTTCATTACGTTCTATGAAGCTGAGTGAGCGTAACGACTGGAGTTGCTTCTGCGGTGCTCCGGTGGCGAATGTGAAGTCATACTCTTCGAACGTTTTCACCGCCGGGAAGGCTGCCATTCGGGTATACATCGCCTGTTTACGTTGATGACGTGCCAGTTTTTCTTCATGAAGCAGATGCTCCAGGAAGTCCATATAACTCCATTCCTGGTCTACTGCCTGTTGTGACAGCGCAGGCGCTGCGCTTATAAGGCTTCCAGTTGCAACTGCCCGGCGAGCGCCATCAGTCGTTGATGTTGCAGTTCCATCATCACGCCACTCCTCTGCAGAATGAGTCGTAGATGGAGAGTGGATGATGCAGGGGGTGTTTGTCGAAGTTCACCAGATTTTCATCAAGATGCACGTCATACTCTTTTTTCTCCGGAGGCAGTGCCAGCATGGACTGCTGCTCTTCGAGCCATCGATCGCAGGGACGTGCCTGGATTGTTTCATGCTTTCGTTGGTTAGCGACATCGTGCAGCCAGCGCAGACCGTGGCGGTTGGCTGTTTCAACATCGACAGTGATCCCCATCGGGCGCAGGCGAGTCATTAGTGGGATGTAAAAACTGTTACGGGTGTACTGCACCATCCGTTCCACCTTACCTTTAGTCTGTGCCCTGAAGGGGCGACACAGTCGGGGAGAGAAGCCCATCTCCTTGCCGAACTGCCACAGCGAAGGATGGAACCGGTGCTGACCGGTCTGATATGCGTCACGTTGCAGAACCACAGTTTTCATATTGTCATACAACACTTCGCGCGGCACACCACCAAAGAAGCGGAACGCATTACGATGGCAGGTCTCCAGCGTGTCATAACGCATATTGTCAGTGAATTCGATGTACAGCATTCGGCTGTATCCGAGAACAGCAACGAACACGTGAAGCGGTGAGCGGCCATTACGCATAGTGCCCCAGTCAACCTGCATCTGTCGTCCGGGTTCAGTTTCGAACCGAACGGCAGGCTCCTGCTCCTGAGGAACCGAGAGAGAACGAATGAATGCCCTGAGAATGGTCATTCCGCCACGATATCCCTGGTCTCTGATCTCGCGAGCGATTACCGTTGCCGGGATTTTGTAAGGATGAGCATCGGCGATGCGTTGACGAATATAATCCCGGTATTCATCCAGGAGTGAAGCAACAGCAGGTCGCGGCGTATATTTTGGCGGCTCAGATTTTGCCTGCAAATAACGTTTAACGGTATTGCGGGAGATCCCCAGTTCTCTGGCAATCGCCCGGCTACTCATTCCCTGCTTGTGCAGGATTTTAATTTCCATAACTGTCTCAAAAGTGACCATAAACTCTCCTGAATCAGGAGAGCAGATTACCCCCTGGATCTGATTTCAGGCGTTGGGTGTGGATCACTATTGCACCGTTCGTGACATAAACCAGCGCGAAGACGATGTAAAAACGATGAATGTCGGGAATGGTTTCACCCTGCATTCGCTAATCAGTGGTGGTGCTCTCCAGAGTGTGGAACCAAGATAGCACTCGAACGACGAAGTAAAGAACGCGAAAAAGCGGAAAAAGCAGCAGAGAAGAAACGACGACGAGAGGAGCAGAAACAGAAAGATAAACTTAAGATTCGAAAACTCGCCTTAAAGCCCCGCAGTTACTGGATTAAACAAGCCCAACAAGCCGTAAACGCCTTCATCAGAGAAAGAGACCGCGACTTACCATGTATCTCGTGCGGAACGCTCACGTCTGCTCAGTGGGATGCCGGACATTACCGGACAACTGCTGCGGCACCTCAACTCCGATTTGATGAACGCAATATTCACAAGCAATGCGTGGTGTGCAACCAGCACAAAAGCGGAAATCTCGTTCCGTATCGCGTCGAACTGATTAGCCGCATCAGGCAGGAAGCAGTAGACGAAATCGAATCAAACCATAACCGCCATCGCTGGACTGTCGAAGAGTGCAAGGCGATCAAGGCAGAGTACCAACAGAAACTCAAAGACCTGCGAAACAGCAGAAGTGAGGCTGCATGAATATCTACGAAAGAATTGATGGCAGCAAATACCGAAATATTTGGGTAGCTGGCGACCTGCACGGATGCTACACGAACCTGATGAACAAACTGGATACGATTGGATTCGACACCAAAAAAGACCTGCTCATCTCGGTTGGCGATTTGGTTGATCGCGGTACAGAGAACGTCGAATGTCTGGAATTAATCACATTCCCCTGGTTCAGAGCTGTGCGTGGAAACCATGAGCAAATGATGATTGATGGCTTATCAGAGCGTGGAAACGTTAATCACTGGCTGCTTAATGGCGGTGGCTGGTTCTTTAATCTCGATTACGACAAAGAGACTCTGGCTAAAGTTCTTGCCCATAAAGCAGAAGAACTTCCGTTAATCATCGAACTGGTGAGCAAAGATAAAAAATATGTCATTTGCCACGCCGATTATCCTTGTGATAAATACGAGTTTGGAAAGCCAGTTGATCATCAGCAGGTAATCTGGAACCGCGAACGAATCAGCAACTCACAAGACGGGATCGTGAAAGAAATCAAAGGCGCGGACACGTTCATCTTTGGTCATACGCCAGCAGTGAAACCACTCAAATTTGCCAACCAGATGTATATCGATACTGGCGCAGTGTTCTGCGGAAACCTCACATTGATTCAGGTACAGGGAGAAGGCGCATGAGACTCGAAAGCGTAGCTAAATTTCATTCGCCAAAAAGCCCGATGATGAGCGACTCACTACTGGCCACAGTTTATTGGTTTTCGTAACTGAGTCATTTTATTATTTTATTGCAACTTTTAATCTTTTATAGTGCGAAATAAATGGAGCTGGCATTCATTTCGCACTTTATGTTTTTGTTGGACTTATGTTATTTTGATTGAATTCAATTCAGTTAAAAAAAGAAGGTGATTGCTCCATTTATAAATGAATAGTCATCCCCTGTCTTGAATTCTGATGTTACTTTATTAAATGCTAGTGTGAAGGCTACAGGTGCATACCCAATTGTTGCGCCAACTTGATATTCATCAACAGTTTTGTTTAGCGATACTGTTGTTTGTTTCGTCTGTATTGTTTTTCCTTCGAGAGTATAGTTGCGATTGACATCTCGTCTTTCCATACCTGCAAAAATCTTGTATTTGAATCCGCTTGTATCGGACATATGCATTAAACCACGGGGAGCCAGCAGACCAAAGCCATTATCCGAATTGAAGGTTTTATCATTACCAATGGCAATGGTTGCGCCATATGCTACATATTGAAATAAGTTTCCAGTAACAGCAGAAACTTCAGGGTATAATCCAACATTAGCACCTAAAATATCCATACTTGGTGTCATGGATAGCATCCCTTTTACAGTATAACCGTAGCGATTCTCTATTTGATCATCCCATGCATGATATTTTTCTGCCCCAATAATCTCATGAGCTTTATTTTGTACTTTCTGACCGCCTGCGTCGGGGCCAACAACACCTATGTCAGTACCTAATCGATAGCGAATCCAGTCATTCGCAAGGGAGTTCCATTCAATACCAGTGTGAGTGTATGCACTAAAAGCTCTGTCTCCAGTTACAGCTGTGTTGTGTCTTTTATTACTGCCTGATGGAGAGTAAATATCTTGCGCAATATGGAGAGATAATTGGCTCGAGTCTGAGATATCGTGGCTATATCCCAGAAATAAGCCTTGTGAGTAATCATCTCTGTTTTCATGTTTATTGCCATAAATATCATTAAGTATTGGTTGAAACTTCCCTGCATCATCATTTGCTAATGATAATGCAAGGCTGTTCGCGATAGCTGAACACGTGGTAAATGACAGAGCAATAAAGACGCCAGCGATGACACTTTTTTTCATATGTTATTGTCTTCCTTTTTTTTGAATGGTGCGCGTATTTTACATACATGAGTTTGTAATACAAGGTGCGTAATCAATATGATGTTTTATAATTGCGTGAGACAATTGATTTATTTGTTTTTTATTGCGGTTTTTATTATCTTTTAATGTAACGGTGTTTTTATTAAGTGTGTTTGCGTGGTGTTTTATGTTTTTTATAATTTTTATTTTATTAAATTTAAATGCATTAGTAATGGCTATTCTATATAGCAATATAAGAACTGTTACAAAAAAAGGGGGGGCAATTACAGGTAGTTATGGATGATGAGTGAAACAGATATTGGAGAACCGGGGAATGAATGATGTCTGAGTCTTATATATCAGAACTCCTTCGCTGTCGCTGGGGGCTCCTGTGCTTATGTCGTTTCCCCGATTCGGTTTTGAACGATTACCGAATGTTGAAGAATTATGCCAAAATATAGAAAGGATTTACTGCATGAATACCCAATATTTACAGTATGTTCGTGAGCAACTTATGGCAGCTACTGCTGACTTGAACGGAGCAACGAAAGGCCAGCTCGAAGCCTGGCAGGAGCATGCACAATTTGATACTGGTACATACAAACGAAAGAAGCCGCGCATTCTGGATGTGGTAACTGGCAAGATGATTACGCTGGATAATACGCCGACTTCCGGTAAGCAGTCGTACGCAAAAGGTTCATCCATTGCTTTGGTCAGCCCGGTTGAATTCTCAACCTCTTCATGGCGCCGCGCGGTTTTGTCTCTCGATGAACATCAGAAAGCATGGTTGCTTTGGTGTTACAGCGAAAGCGTTCGATGGGGGCATCAGGTCACCATAACGCAATGGGCATGGAGCGAGTTTAAAGATTTGTTAAGTAACAGAAAAATTGCAGGTAAGACACTGGATCGCCTGAAGACGTTAATCTGGCTGGCTGCACAGGATGTGAAGAGCGAACTTGCAGGGCGTGAGGCCTATGAATACCAGACACTGGCATCATTGGTGGGAGTGACAACAAAAAACTGGTCCGAGACATTTACTGAACGCTGGGTTGCAATGAAGCACATTTTTCTACAGCTTGATAGTGATGCTTTATTGCTTGTGACGAGAACACGTTCAAAACAAAAGGCAGCATTTTTACAGCAAAATATTGCAAAACTGGATTAAAAGCCATATACTTCATGCAAATTTGGTATGTTGTAAAAAATGTATAAACCCGCTGCCGAGTGGGTTTTTTTTATGCCCTGAGTTGTACTTGTACGGTAAACATGCTGGCTGCTATGTAATAGAGTTTTTTTAGCCTGTAACCTCTTGACGGCATTGAATTGCTTTTGTTATGAGTTGTAAGCCAATGTTATCATCTTGTATTGGGGTGGTTATGAAGGATGGTGCGCTGCTCAGGAGTTCTTCACTTTTTATTGCCTACATGGGATGCCTTGGATGGGGGAGTGCTTATTTCTATGGATGGGGTACTTCTTTTTACTACGGCTTCCCATGGTGGATTGTAGGTGCAGGTGTTGATGATGTTGCCAGAAGTTTATTTTTTGCAGTTATCGTCATTGCTATATTTCTTATCGGTTGGGGTATTGGTGTTGTATTCTTTTTCGCAGTGAAAAGAAAACATTCTATGCAAGAGCTAAATGTATTTCGCCTTTATTTTGCTGTGGAATTATTGTTTGTGCCGGCAATTATTGAGTTTTCTATATTGAGACAGAAGATTCAGGTACCTCTTTTGCTACTGTCAGCAGCGATTGCGCTGGCGGTTACAATTTCGATAAGATCTTATGGGCGATTTTTATCGGTATCATGCTTCTATGATAAGCCATTTATAAAAAAACATTTTTTTGAGATTGTGATGATTGCTTTTGTGGCATATTTTTGGCTTTTTTCATTTCTGACAGGATATTACAAACCACAGTTTAAGAAAGAATATGAAATGATTAATTATAATGATGGTTGGTATTATGTTCTTGCTCGTTATGATAATTGTCTGGTTTTGTCTACTTCTTTCAATGCAGGTAGTAAAAGGTTTGTCATTTATCAATCAGCACAAGATAAGAATCTTCAGGTTGATATTGTAAGGACCAGAATTTAATTGGCTGCATAAATAATATTTTAAGTTGCAAGTTGGCTATTCGTAGGAATAGAACCTTAGGCATGCTGAATGCGTTTTCTGAACATTGTTTTATAAACTGTGTCTGCTTGCTGTTGTGATCCTGCTTTTAGTGATGGTGATGATGGATTTCACCAGCAGGATAATGTTGGTACTGACTGATGGCGCTCTGGTCTGCGGCATTGTGGTATTGCTGTGGCCGATGATGAAAGAACAGAATGAATAATTCTTGACTTTTTTGTTTACTGTTCATTAAAAAATCAACCGCATGGTGAATCCTCCTTGGAGGGGCTAAATGATCGAGTTTTAAGGGCACGTAGCGAGTTCTGTTTGATCATTGCAGAACTTAGCGGGAGGCGCCATGCGTACATCACTAGTGTTATTCCTTTTATCATTTTCCTTGTGAGTTCTGGCTGCGCATTGCGCAGCCTTTTTTTTATGACCTGCCACTGGCAGATGGTCATCCTGTGATTTGATTCCGCTTCCGGCTTTTTAACTCTGTTCCTCTACACGGGAGAAATTCGATGTCGATTAAACATTACGATGTTGTCAGGGCGGCGTCGCCGTCAGACCTTGCGGAAAAGCTGACACACAAACTGAAAGAGGGCTGGCAGCCATACGGCGGACCGGTTGCCATTACGCCGTACACACTGATGCAGGCGGTGGCTATTGAAGGAGAGCCACAGGTCGGCCCTTCATCTGAGCCGGATTGGTACTACGTCATCGTACTGGCCGGGCAGTCCAATGCCATGGCTTACGGTGAAGGGCTTCCGCTGCCGGATTCATACGATGCTCCGGATCCGCGCATTAAACAGCTGGCGCGCCGCAGTACAGTGACGCCGGGCGGGGCTGCCTGCAGATATAACGATATTATTCCGGCTGACCACTGTCTGCATGATGTGCAGGATATGAGTACGCTGAATCATCCGAGGGCTGACCTGAGCAAAGGGCAGTACGGCTGTGTCGGTCAGGGTTTACATATTGCCAAAAAACTGCTCCCGTATATCCCGAATAACGCGGGGATCCTGCTGGTACCATGCTGTCGTGGTGGTTCGGCATTTACCCAGGGCGCGGAGGGGACATTCAGCGAGTCCACGGGGGCCAGTCAGGATTCGGCACGCTGGGGGGTGGGCAAGCCGTTATATCAGGATCTGATTTCCCGCACAAAAGCGGCATTGCAGAAAAATCCCAAAAACGTTCTGCTGGCCGTCTGCTGGATGCAGGGTGAGTTTGACATGAGCGCCGCCACCCACGCACAGCAACCTGCGCTGTTTACAGCCATGCTGACACAGTTTCGTGCTGACCTCTCCGTGTTTAACGCGCAGTGCCATGGTGGCAGTGCTGCAGATGTGCCGTGGGTTTGTGGTGACACGACGTATTACTGGAAAAATACATACGCTACCCAGTACGACACCGTGTACGGCGGGTATAAAAACAGGGAGAGTGAGGGCGTTTATTTTGTGCCCTTCATGACAGATGGTAACGGCGTCAATACCGCCACTAACGCGCCGGCAGAAGATCCGGATATTCCGGCATCAGGATATTACGGTGCGGCATCGAGAACGAATGGAAACCAGGTATCATCAAACCGCCCGACACATTTCAGTTCATGGGCGCGCAGGAGCATTATTCCGGATCGTCTGGCAACCGCTATTCTGAACGCAGCCGGGCGCACCTCAGCCTTCATCAGTGGTAAGGCACCGGAAATCAAACCCTCGCCCGGCGGCAACACGCCATCGGGTCCGTCTGCAGATACGTCCGTTCGCACAATCTCCCTGCTGCCGGCAGCCGGAGAGGCTGCTGCGCAGGGCTGGAGCATTAAGGATGGCGGAATTCAGTTGTCAGATGGTGTATTTAAGATCACCAAGCAGAGCAATAAAACCTGGTCCCTGACGCATCCGGTGGATGACGCAATTACCCTGCTGACACAGGGCGGCAGACTGACCTGTAAGTTCCGCCTGTCAGGCGCACTGACCAACAATCAGTTCGGGCTGGGGATTTATCTGTATACGGATGCTCCCGTTCCTGATGGTGTGGCGATGACGGGTACCGGTAATCCGTTCCTGATGTCGTACTTCACTCAGACCACTGACGGCAGAGTGAATCTGATGCATCACAGGAAAGCCGGAAACACGAAGCTGGGGGAGTTCGGCGATTACGGTAACGACTGGCAGACGCTGGAGCTGGTGTTCACCGCCGGCAGTGCCACGGTTACTCCGAAACTGAATGGAGTGGCTGGCCCGGCATTCCAGGTTATAAAAGACAGTCTGACACTGGGACTGAATGCGCTGACGCTGACGGATGTTACAAAAAATGCAGCGTATGGCGTTGAGATAGAAAGTCTGATGCTGGAGATAAATGCACCGGCAGCATAATAAAAAAAGCCAGCGACTGACCTGAAAAAGAAGACGCTGGCTAAAAGGCCTTATATGTTTGTAGAGACTTATTTTTCACAGACAGCAATGATGCCTGTCAATATATTATCAATATGCGGATTGTTTCAGTTACAGATGCCTTATTAAGGAAAAAAACAGCCAGCACTGACTTTCGGTGGAGAGGTGCTGGCTCAAAAGGATAGATGTACTTCACATGTTGCTTCTATATGGCAGTACATTTTCTGACAGACAGTGACGGATGTTGTCAAGATATTGTGTCATTTATAACCTGAATCAGGGGAGGCCGGAATGTTATCTGGCATTTTTAGCAGAGCCTGAATGCCATAATCACGGCTCCCGGCGTTGGCCGTCAGTGGGTGACACTGGCGGCTTTTTTGTTTTTCTTTACTTTCATTTTCTGTCGGCGGTGACGGAGACATACATCAGATGGAAAAAATCACAACAGGTGTGTCATACACCACGTCAGCGGTGGGGACGGGATACTGGTTACTGCAGCTGCTGGACAAAGTCTCTCCGTCCCAGTGGGTGGCAATAGGTGTGCTGGGAAGTCTGCTGTTTGGCCTGCTGACGTATCTGACAAATCTTTATTTCAAGATTAAAGAAGATAAGCGTAAGGCTGCGAGAGGTGAATAATGTCGCCGTCATTACGCAAGGCTGTTGCAGCTGCTATTGGTGGTGGGGCTGTTGCCATAGCGTCTGTGCTCATCACTGGTCCAGGTGGTAACGATGGTCTGGAAGGTGTCAGCTACATACCATACAAAGATATCGTTGGCGTATGGACTGTATGTCACGGACACACCGGAAAAGACATCATGCCCGGTAAAACGTATACCGAAGCAGAATGCAAAGCCCTCCTGAATAAAGACCTTGCCACGGTCGCCAGACAAATTAACCCGTACATCAACGTCGATATACCGGAAACAACGCGCGGCGCTCTTTACTCGTTCGTTTACAACGTGGGCGCTGGCAATTTCAGAACATCGACGCTTCTTCGCAAAATAAACCAGGGCGATATCAAAAGCGCATGTGATCAGCTACGGCGCTGGACATACGCTGGCGGTAAGCAATGGAAAGGGCTGATGACTCGCCGCGAGATTGAGCGTGAAGTCTGTTTGTGGGGGCAACAATGAGCAGGGTAACCGTTATTATCTCCGCTCTGGTTATCTGCATTATCGCCTGCCTGTCATGGGCTGTTAATCTTTACCGTGATAACGCCATCGCCTACAAAGAGCAGCGCGATAAAGCCACATCCATCATCGCTGATATGCAGAAGCGGCAACGTGATGTAGCAGAACTTGACGCCAGATACACAAAGGAGCTTGCTGATGCTAATGCGACTATCGAAAGTCTCCGTGCTGATGTTTCTGCTGGGCGTAAGCGCCTGCAAGTCTTCGCCACCTGTGCAAAGTCAACGACCGGAGCCAGCAGCATGGGCGATGGAGAAAGCCCAGGACTTACAGCAGATGCTGAACTCAATTATTACCGTCTCCGAGGTGGAATCGACAAGATAACCGCGCAGGTTAACTACCTGCAGGAATACATCAGGACGCAGTGCTTAAAATAATTTTAATTTCACTGAAATTTAACAAGTGACTTTCAGGAAAATGCCTCGCAGATGCGGGGCATTTTTGTACCGGTATTTCACCGCGCACCGCAGCGCACAATAAACACCGAACCTGACCCTTTGGAATGGGCCTTTGAGGATACCAGTTAGTGCTGGCGAGCCTCGGTGGGCTGGTTTCCTATGCGGCAAAGGTTCATTTCAAAGAAGCAGGCAACGCCATGAATGAATTAATTGCGAATCATGACTTCGACTTTCGCCAGTTAGTTACCGCAGCAGAAGGTCAACCGGTAACTGACACCTTCCAGATTGCCAGGGCATTTGGTAAACGCCATCAGCATGTGATTAGGGCTATTAAATGTTTGAGATGTTCTGAGGAATTCTCGACAACCCATTTTTGGGCCGTCGAGAAAATCAATGACTTAGGTATTTTTGACAAGAAACAGATTTACTACCGCATGGACTTTAGTGGCTTCGTTATGCTGGTTATGGGATTTAACGGGGCAAAAGCCGATGCTGTTAAAGAAGCCTATATCAATGCGTTTAACTGGATGTCAGCAGAACTCCGTAAGTACAGCGAAAGTTATGAAGCAGAACGTAACGCCGTAATGCTGGAGTACATGAAAGAGAAGGATGTCGCCAGCATGTCAGGCCGTCTGCTCAATCGCTGGGGGAGAACGAAAAAACCTCAATTGCTTGCAAAGCTGGAACGTCTGGAGAGACAGGGACAGTTTTTATTACCGGGATTCGATAAAGGTATTCAAGCCTGACACATTATGCGCTGTATCGTCGCCGTATTCCCGCATTAACCATGACCGTAGCCCGACGGGGAATTCCTTCTGCGTGAGTGTGCGGGAATAATCAAAAACGATGCACACCGGGTTTTACTGTGCTGACAGACGCAGGGTTACCCTCATAGTCGCTTTTCCGGTGCGATGGTGGAAGAAACCGGGATGTTCATCCATCATCACTTTGGATTGATGTATATGCTCTCTTTTCTGACGTTAGTCTCCGACGGCAGGCTTCAATGACCCAGGCTGAGAAATTCCCAGACCCTTTTTGCTCAAGAGCGATGTTAATTTGTTCAATCATTTGGTTAGGAAAGCGGATGTTGCGGGTTGTTTTTCTGCGGGTTCTGTTCTTCGTTGACATGAGGTTGCCCCGTATTCAGTGTCGCTGATTTGTATTGTCTGAAGTTGTTTTTACGTTAAGTTGATGCAGATCAATTAATACGATACCTGCGTCATAATTAATTATTTGACGTGGTTTGATGGCGTAGATGCACGTTGTGACATGTAGATGATAATTATTATCATTTTGCGGGTCCTTTCCGGCGATCCGACAGGTTACGGGGCGGCGACCTCGCGGGTTTTCGCTATTTATGAAAATTTTCCGGGATCCATGTCCGGTTTCTCTGCAAGTTAACTATATGAAAAATATAAAAACAGGCTGTCCGTGAACCGGACATGTGCAAAAAACGGACATGTAAACCGGACATGACCGGTTTTGTTGTGATTGTGAGGTGAGAGTTTTTGCGAGGTGAGGAGTGGCTACGCAGACTGAAGTTGCCAGGCATTTAAGTCTGACCGATCGCCAGCTTCGCAGATTGCAGAAATTGCCGGGTGCCCCGATATCGAATAAGCGAGGGCAACTGGATCTGGATGCCTGGCGCGATTTTTACATATCGTATCTGAGGAGAAGTAAAAACGATGTGCCTGATGGCGATAGCGAAGACGACTAAAGCGCGCAAAATCATTTGATACCGTTTTGAATTTTTTTTGATACCACCCAAAACGGCACAACGAAAAATTATTTGATACTAATCGGGAGTGCTTTTAGGGTATGGTTGAACCCTGAATAGCTTAGTATTTAGCCGCTTCCTTGCTCGCTTGTTCAGGAACCTGATGTAGCGATACTGATTAAATTTGTGCACCACGGCACGCTCTTTATTAGCCCGTAAATACACGCCTCGTTGTCCACCTCGCTTAATCGCGTTCATCGTTATCTCGTGATACCACTCACCATCCAGCTCGTAGAACGTGCTTTCATGGCTGCCAATAAAATCAAAATTCGACGCCTGATACACAACGCCTGCGCGTCCGCAGCGTTCGTCAGCAAAGGACTGAACCCACTCCACTGACGGATACAGTAACCTTATGGTTTTCAGTGCATAACTGATGGCCCGAGATTCAGAGTTGCGGGGCATGTTGTCGTGTAGCCACATGCGGTTCAACTCCATATAGCCCCGGTTATCCGTTTCAAGCACGACACGACGACCTGAGTTGGGGTTAAGGGCATATCCCCACTGGAGAACGCCAACCAGATCGCGTCCGCTGAATACTCCCAGGTGGAGGTAAGAGTTATTCACAAAACGGCGGGAATAGTGCTTTGTCTGAATAATTGTGCGGGCCAGCCAGCAGGATATGGTTTCAACGCGCAGCTCCTTTGAACCATAGCCAACAATCTGGCCTTCATACTCAATAACGCACGGTTTCGTCAGAATGCGTGATTTTTTCTCTTTTCCCACAATGTTTCTCCGTGGGATGCTCGCAGGCATTCAGCATTATGATGTGACGTTTGCAACGCGGACACCTGATTTCAATGTGATCAAAGGAATCCGCCTTAAATAACAGTTTGTTGCAGTTTTTACAGCGAATTGATTTCATCTCACCTCCTTTGCATCAATTCGCCACTATCTTAAAAAACATCATGGGTTGAGTGTGGTTATTGAGACATAATCGATCTGTATTACCGATCGATTTGATTGATTCGATCGTCGTTTTCTATATGCGTTCGTTTCGCGGGGTGTTTTTTATACAGAGTTGACAGGGCCACATCGTAGATCAATGCAACCTGCTTGCGGGGGATTCCTTGTGCTAATAAACGCCCGGCCTGCTCCCATTCCGCTTTGGTTAGTTTAGGTGGTCGCCCACCAATACGGCCTTTATTTCTGGCGGCAGCAAGTCCAGCCATCGTTCGCTCGATGATTAGTTCTCGTTCCATCTCAGCCAGGGCACCCATAACGTGGAAGAAAAAACGCCCCATTGGAGATGACGTATCAATACTGTCAGTAAGACTGCGAAAATTAATCCCTCGCTCTCGTAATTCCCCTACGAGAGAAATCAAATGTTTCATGCTTCGCCCGAGGCGATCCAGTTTCCAGACAACAAGTGTGTCACCTTTTTGAAGGCGCTTTAAAGCGCGTTTTAATCCAGGTCTGTCTGTCCTTGTTCCGCTTAATTTATCTTCAAATATTTGTTCACATCCTGCACAAACAAGAGCGTTTCGTTGCAGGTCTGTATTCTGGTCATTTGTTGATACCCTTACATAGCCAATCAGCACTCTGGATCTCCCGTTTAAAAGCGCAAATCATGCCATGCAGGCCGGAAACAGCCATTATCTAAAACCTCGGTTTACAGGAAACGGTAAACAAGGCTGGTAACGCTGTTCAAAAGACAGGCGATACCTTGTCCGGTGGACTTACTTTTGAAAACGACTCAATCCTTGCCTGGATTCGAAATACTGACTGGGCGAAGATTGGTTTTAAAAATGATGCCGACAGCGACACTGATTCATACATGTGGTTTGAAACAGGCGACAACGGCAATGAATATTTCAAATGGAGAAGCAAACAAAGCACCACAACAAAAGACCTGATGAATCTTAAATGGGATGCTTTGTCTGTTCTTGTTAAAGCCCTTTTCAGCAGTGAAGTAAAAATATCGACAGTCAATGCACTGAGGATATTTAATTCATCTTTTGGTGCCATTTTTCGCCGTTCTGAAGAATGCCTGCATATCATCCCTACACGAGAGAACGAGGGAGAAAATGGTGATATAGGGCCACTACGCCCCTTTACGCTTAATCTCAGAACTGGTCGGATAAGCATGGGGCATGGTCTGGATGTTACAGGAGATATAACAACTAACGCCTGGGTTTATGCAAACAGGTTTGCTATTAACAGCAGTAATGGTATGTGGATTCAGATGCGCGATAACAACGCTATCTTTGGGAAAAATATAGTTAACACTGATAGCGCCCAGGCATTGCTACGTCAGGACCATGCTGATCGCAAATTTATGATTGGTGGTCTGGGTAATAAGCAATTTGGCATCTACATGATTAATAATTCAAGGACAGCCAATGGCACCGATGGTCAGGCGTACATGGATAATAACGGAAACTGGCTTTGCGGTGCGCAAGTTATTCCCGGCAACTATGGCAATTTTGATTCCAGATATGTGAAAGATGTTCGACTTGGTTCACAGCAATATTATGGAGTGAACAACTGGCAAACATGGAATTTCCAGTGCCCGTCAGGTCATGTATTGTCTGGTATTAATGTTCAGGATACAGGGTCCAACTCTGCCGATAATATAGCGGGCGTTTATTACAGACCCGTTCAAAAGTATATAAATGGCACCTGGTATAATGTAGCGAGCGTTTAATATGATGCACTTAAAGAACATAAAAGCGGGTAACGCTAAAACACTGGAACAGTATGAGTTAACAAAGAAACACGGAGTTATCTGGCTTTACTCTGAGGACGGAAAAAACTGGTATGAGGAAGTGAAAAACTTTCAGCCAGACACAATAAAGATTGTTTACGATGCAAATAATATTATTGTCGCCATCACTAAAGATGCCTCCACGCTTAACCCTGAAGGTTTTAGCGTCGTTGAGGTTCCCGATATAACAGCCAACCGCCGCGCTGATGATTCAGGAAAGTGGATGTTTAAGGATGGAGCTGTAGTTAAACGGATTTATACAGCAGACGAACAGCAACAACAGGCCGAATCACAAAAGGCCGTATTGCTTTCCGAAGCTGAATCAGTCATCCAGCCGCTGGAACGCGCTGTCAGGCTGAATATGGCAACAGACGAGGAACGCACACGACTGGAAGCATGGGAACGCTACAGTGTTCTGGTCAGCCGTGTGGATACGGCAAATCCTGAATGGCCACAAAAGCCTGAATAAAAATTAAGGCCCGCTATCGGGCCTTGTCTCATTCAGGTTGTTCGGGAAATGTTACTGGCAGGCTGGAGGTGTCTGTAGATTCGACTTTCTGCGCATAGAGCATCCACTCAGTTAATTTTTGTTTATTCTCGTCGGAAATGATGCCCAGCCGTAGCTGTGAGTCCCATAGCTGGGTTTTATCCCTGACAAGTTGCAACAGGCTTTGCTTTTCATTCTCTGCCTGCTGCCTCTGTTCCTCCTCGGTATAAGTTCGCTTTATCACTACGCCATCTTTGAACATCCATTTACCCGAAATATCAGCCCGGCGATTTGCTGTAATATCAGGAACCTCAACGACGCTTGCGCCTTCTGGATTAATTGCTGAAACATCCTTTTCAATACAAATAATAACGTTGTTGTGGTCATAGACCATTTTCAACGTATCAGGCTGAAAGTTCTTTTGTTCCTCATACCAGTTTTTCCCATCCTCTGTATAAAGCCATTTGATGTTAAATTGTTTCGT